CACAATCAACTACATATTCTGTTTCTAACTTACCGAACTGGTATGACATGTTAGGAATATTTGCAATTTATGGCGTTGTAGCTATGACTATATTTTACGCTGGTTTGTGGATTGCAAGCAGATATATGTCACCAGGGAGACCATAATATGACTGATGATGAAATGAACGATGAAGAAATACTTAAAGATAGAGCAAACAAGTATGGTCCAGCTAAGCGTTGTTTTGAAACATGGACAATTATGTGTGAAACCCTTAATAGATACGCTAAAGAATCTCCTAATACAGATCTTGTACATCTATACGCATTAAAAATGGCTTTATTATAGATTGTAAGATCTGCATGGAATCCAAATATTGAAGACAACTATAAAGATGGAAGAAACTATCTCACAATTGCACATCAATGTATTGAAAAAAAGAAAGGTAAATAATATATGAAGAAATACCATCCGTTTTCTGAAAAGATAGTCGATATCCTTGTTCGTAAAGTTAACAATGATAATCGACATTTTTTTCGTGTTTTAACTGGGTATTACTTATCTAAAGTAGCTTCTATGATGCGATGTAATATCCAAACTAAAGAAAGAGACGTAATCCCTGTAAATACTTATGTATTAAATTTAATGGTATCAGGAACTGGTAAAGGGCACTCAACTAATATTCTAGAAAGAGAATTTATAGCCCATTTTAAAAAAGAATTTTTAAATAATATATTCCCCAGAAAAGCTGAAGAACATATTGAAATTTTAGCTCAAGAAAGGAGCAATGCACGTATCAATAATGGACAAAGCATTCTTCCAATATCTGAAGAATACGCAATTCAGTTAGATAAACTACAAAGACATTTTGAAAGATTAGGAGAATTAGCATTTAGTTTTGACAGTGGAACTTCTCCAGCTGTTAAACAAATGAGAGAAAAATTACTGTTAGCTTCTGCAGGTTCCATGAATCTGGAACTAGATGAAGTTGGATCACATTTAGCAGCTAATGAAGATGTTCTAAATACTTTTCTTGAACTCTATGATATAGGATTAGTAAAACAAAAATTAATTAAAAATACTGCAGAGAATATCAGATCAGAAGAACTACCTGGCAATACACCAACTAATCTAATGATGTTTGGTACACCTACTAAATTATTAGATGGCGGAAAAGTAGAAGAAGAATTCAAACAATTTTTAGAAACTGGATATGCTAGAAGGTTACTATTCGGGTATACAGTAGATAGTCACAGAACTAAATATGCTTCTGCAGAGGAAAGATATGCACAGATGGTAGATGCAGAGTTAGCTTCTGACATGCAAATGATACAGCATGCATTTATGAATTTTGCTAAAAGACCATTTAATCCAGTTCTACAAATGTCAAAAGAAAATTCAATTCATTTAATAAAATATCAAATAAAATGTGAGGAAGCTGCTGACGAATTTAAAGATCATATGACCATTCATAAAGCAGAAATGGTGCACAGATATTATAAAGCTATTAAGCTAGCTGGAGCCTATACATTTGCAGATAATTCTACTGAAATTACGCAAGATCATCTAGATTACGCTATTAGTGTAGTAGAAGATTCAGGAGAAGCTTTCCACACTTTAATGCGTAAACAAGGACCTTATGAGCGTTTAGCTCACTATTTGGCAGATTGTGATAATGAGGTAACTCAGCATGAGTTGATCGAAGAACTCCCATTCTACAAAGGCTCAGAGGCTCAAAGAAAAGACTTAATGACTCTAGCAATGTCTTTTGGTTATAAAAACAATATTATTATCAAAAAACGAACATTAGACGACATTGAGTTTTTCTTAGGAGAAACCCTTATAGAAACTGATTTAAATAGATTAACAGCAGGAATAAGCCAGGATATAGCATACCATTATAAAGTAGAGAATCCTCCATTTAATCAATTACATAAGCTAACAACAGCTCCAGGATATCACTATACAGCCCATGGTTTTGTTAATGGGCATAGGAAAAGTGAAAACGCTATTCCAGGATTTGATCTTTTAATTTTAGATTGCGATGGGGATGTAAGTATGTCGATGGTTAAAGTGTTATTAGAAGATTACACGTTTCTAGTATCTACAACTAAACGACACACTCAAGAAATTAATCGCTTTAGATTAATATTACCCTTGTCACACAGATTAAAATTAACAAATGATGAGTATTCTAAATTCATGATGAATGTATTTGAATGGTTACCATTTCCTGTAGATGAAGGAGCTAAAGATATTGCTAGGAAGTGGGCCTCACATCCAGGAGTTTATGAATATAATGCTGGAAGTATCATCGATGCTACTATGTTTATTCCAGAAACTAAACGATCTGATGAAACAAAAGCACAGATAACAGCTACTGGAATAGGTAATATTGAAAGATGGTTCAAAACACATACATCAAGAGGAAATAGAGCTAATCATTTATACAGGTATGGAATGGTACTGATAGACGCCGGTTTATCATTAGCAGAAATTATAGAAAAAATGGAAATATTTAATAATTCTCTAACAGCTCCGTTACCAGAAGAACAATTTAGAAAGAGTACAATTATATCTATAAGTAAAGAATTTCAAAAACGGAGTACGGTGTAGTTCAGTGCAATAAAGTTGAGTACAGCATAGTAGCACTGAGTTCAGTATAGTGAAGTACAGCCCAGTAAAACTAAACAAGGTAGTATATTTGGCGCGATAAAGTAAAATAAAACCCGATTTAGTGTATCGGAGTGGTGCAGCGCGGAATGGAATGGTGTTCAGTATCTTATCGTAAGGATTTATTTTCCCCTAAAAAATTTATATAAACTTGGTTAGGTGCAGTCGAGTCCAGTTTAGTGCAACTCAATCGAGTACAGTACAGCTTAGTTCAGTAAAGTGAAATTCAGCGTAATTAAATAACACATCTCAAGGATCTATTTACCCCTAAAAAATTATCTCAGTAGCGCAGAGTTCAGTGTAGCGTAATTGAGTTAAGTGCAGCACCATCCAGTTCCGTGGAATTTAATAAAGTACAGTATCACATCGTATCGTAATCTTTTCCCCCTAACAAATTTACCTCGGTATAGTAAGGTAAAGTGGCATTTGATGTAATCGAATACCGCGCAGTATAGTTCAGTTTCGTTGAATTGAATATGATAGAACATCACATCGTAATTATTTATCCCCTAAAAAATTCTAATAATCGGGTGGAACCCGGTACAGTGACATTAGATGAAGTAATGCATCGCAGTTCAATAACACAAGGTAACATAACTTTAACTTTAAAAAAGGAGTATCAAAATGTTTGTAACAGCAACGTGTCATCTAAAAAGTGCAAGTGTTTATAGTCAATCAAGACCGTATCAAGTAGACAAGAAGCCTCGAGAAACTCCAGGAGATTATGAAAAAAGAACATGGAGAGAACGAATGCATCTTAGTGAAAAGAATTCTGGAAAAATTGTAATCCCAGCAATGCAATTTAAAAATAGCCTAGCAGAATGCGCAAAGTATATGTCTCAACAAATTCCAGGTAAAGGAAAAGCAACGTACACAAAGCATTTTGAAGCCGGTGTTATAATTATGGATTCTATGGAATTAGACATTAAGGCAGATGATGTTAAAGGTGAAACTGTATTTGTTCCTTCTAGTGGAAAACGAGGGGATGGTAATAGAGTTTACAAAACTTTTCCAAAAATACCTAGCTGGTCAGGAGTTATAGAGTTTACAATTTTTGATCACACCATTACAAAAGAAGTTTTTATAGAACATCTTACACAAGCTGGTCAATTTATTGGTATCGGTAGATGGCGACCTCGTAATAACGGATTATACGGACGATTTACAGTTGATAAAGTTGACTGGAAAGAGAACGAAGTAGCTAAAGCAGCATAGTGGAGCATAGTATAGTTTAGTGTAGTAAAGTGTAGTAGCACACAGTGTCGCATCTCGATGAAATAGCTAAAGCGGCCTAGTAGCACTTAGTATAGTGCCGCAGAATGTAGTGAAGCCAGATTAAGTACAGTATGGTGTAGCCCGGTATCACATCACATCAGATTCACTTATTTTAAAGTGAAGTGTAATACAGCGCCATGGAGTTACTTATAGTATCTCTCGGTGAAATCCAGTGAAACCTCATAAGGAAAGGAATAATATGACTGATCCAACAGTAAATGAAAAAAGAGAACCCTTTTGTAGAGCAATAGAAACTACAAGTTTAATGAAAGAACTAGAAAAACTAAGGAACGGTGAAGAAATTACTTATGAAGAATTATCTAAAATAGCGATGGGGAATTGTGCACCCACGGGTATTAAAAAAGGTTTTCTTAAATCTGCCCGAGATATTTTATTTAAAACTAAAGGAATAGAATTTAAAGCAATTCCCAATGCTGGTCTACAACGTATGTCAGATGAAGATAAAATGGATAAAAGCCAAAAAACTTTACCTTCATATCAGAGAAAAGTAAGAAAAGACATGCATAGACTAACTTCAATTGACTTTGATAAATTATCAGCAAGTAAACAATTGGAGTGGAATATACAAATGACAGCTACTAATGTGCTTAAAACTGTTAGTTCAGGTGATGGAATAAATATAATTACTAAGGAAATAGCTAGTAATAGCAATCCTGATAGATTAGCACTAGAAGAAACTCTTAAACTATTTATGTAACATGGCCCAGTCCGATGGAGTCCGGTGCAGTAAGACAGCACTCAGCATGATAAAATATGGCAACGTTTTAAATAAAGGAAACTATTATGAAAATAGGATTATCAGATAAAGATCAAACACAGGTAAAAGATGCTTTCGCTTCATTATGGGAAGTGTGCGGAAATGTGTGGGATAATATATTTGACGATACATCTGAAGAAAAAATAAAAGAACTTGAAAAAGAAGTTGAACAACTAAAAGGAGAGCAAAAAAAATATGAATAATAATCATTTAGTACTAGTCTCAGGAAAATCTAGTTCAGGTAAAAGCGCTAGCTTACTAGATATGGATAAACCTGAAGGCGTTATGTATTTGAATTGTGAGAATGGTAAGAAGTTACCATTTAAAAGTAAATTCAAAGAATTAACTGTTACTGATCCAGATCAGGTATACCAGGCATTCGGTGAAGCAGAAAAAATGCCTAATATACATACTATAGTTATAGATAGTTTAACGTACTTAATGGATATGTATGAAAGTACTAAAGTATTGCCTTCAACAAATACTATGCAGGCATGGGGGCAGTACGCACAATATATGAAATTACTAATGTCTCAGATAGTAGCTAAATCAACTAAGAATGTAGTATTTCTAGCACATACCTCAGATGTTCTTAATGAAGCTGAGATGATAAATGAAACCATGGTCAAGGTTAAAGGATCTTTAATGAATCAGGGTATCGAGAGTTTCTTTACGTGTGTAATATCCACTAAGAAAGTAACTCTAGGAAAATTAAATGATAAAATTGCTAAATCAACATTATTTAAAGCTACTCCTGATGATAAAGACAATGGATTTAAGTACGTATTTCAGACTAGACTAACTAAAGAGACTGTTAATGAACGAATTAGAAGCCCCATGGGAATGTGGGCTTTAAATGAAACGTATATAGATAATAATTTACAAAATGTAGTTAACAGACTTCATAAATATTATACGTAAGTTCTACATGATATAATAAGGGGGATAGGCCTTTTTTCTCCTCCTTGTAAAGGTTCTATCTAACTGAAGAGTTACAAACTACTAGTCCTCTCTGTCCTTGCTCGGGATAGAGGGGCATTTTATTTTTAAATACTAAAATTAAGGAGATCTATGAGTCACCCAGGTAATGATGAAAAAATAGACAATGAACGGGATAACAAAGTAGAACTATCTCAAAAGCTAGTACTTGAAATGACAAGATTTGGTATTGAAGTAGTACAGCATATGGCTACTGAAGCTTTAAGACAAAAACCAGGTATGTCTACTAAAGAATTTATGAAAGTATTAGATCAATTTATTGAAAAACAAGAAGAGCTACTACGAAATATCACAAGTAAATAACCGTGATTTATTAACACTCAATCTATGAAAGGATATAAATTATGAGTGAATGGGAACTCCCTAAAAATGTAGAGACACAGTCTATTGAACGAGTAGGCGGTGGATTTGCATGGGAATCAGGGGTATACGATGCTACCATTAAAATGGTGTATCTTAATCAAGCAGCATCTGAAGCAGTTAGTTTTAACATTATTCTAGAAAAGAATGGTGGAAATATGGCAGAACTTCGAGAGAATTTCTGGATTAAATCTGGTAAGGCTAAAGGGAATAAGACTTACTATACAAAAGATGGTAAAGATTACCCACTTCCAGGATATTCACTTGCAAATTCTATGTGTGTAGCTGTTACAGGTGAAAGCCTAGCTAAATGCATGGATTCTGTTGAGAAAAAAACTGTTAATGTATGGAACTCTGAGTTAAAAAAAGAAGCACCTGCAGAGCGTCCAGTATTAATGGGATTAGTAGGAAAACCTATTAAAGTAGCTGTTCATCAAGTTGTTGAGGACAGAACGGCTAAGAACGCATCTGGACAGTATGAGCCAACAGGCGAATCCCGTACTGTAAATCAATGCAAATTCTTTGGCAATTGTGAAGGTAAAACTGCTGAGGAAATTCTTAGTAATGAAGCACCTCAAAAGTTCGATAAATGGGCTCAGAAGAATACGGGCACAGTTATTGATAAGTCTACCAAAGGTAAGAGTAATAACTCTGCTGCTAATATTATGGGGAGTACACCTGCAGATTCACCGAAAGGGTCTCTGTTTCAAACAGAGCCTCCTATTTAATGAGAGTCTGTGGCATAGATCCGGGGGCTAATGGAGCACTATGTGTGTTGGATACAGATAATCCAACACGCATAGCTCTGTTAGACTTAGGTAAAGCATCAATATATAATTCGTACTTATGGTTAGATTACCATCAAGTACATAAATTATGGATTGAAAATGTCCATTCTTTATATGGTATGTCAGCTAAATCTAATTTTGGATTTGGTAGAAATTTTGGTATAGCATTTGCAATAGCCAAAATGGGAACTTCCGATGGGCATGTCCAACAAGTTACTCCTAAGATATGGCAAAAATATATAGGTGTAACTGATAAAGGTAAAGCTATTAAAAAACAAGTTGCTGAGATAGCTCAAAAATTATACCCAACAGCAGAACTACATGGTAAACGGGGAGGACTACTTGATGGACGATCTGATGCATTAATGATTGCCCATTACGGGTTAAACTATAAGGAGAAAGTATGAAATACAATTATGCTTTCGATGTAGCATTTGAAGTTATTTCAGATAAAAAAGATTGGGGCGATATACCAGCATCAGAAATAAGACAAGCCTTACTTAAAAGAATAAACCAATTAGATAAAGATGAAGAATGGAAAGAAGCTACTTCATCTTTCGATTGCTATGAAATGGAGGAATAATGAAAATAGAAATAGATTTAGATATTGAGTCTATAATACTAGAAGCACTTAAGAAAAAACAAGAAAAAGAAGAGCCACCTAAAGTATGGACAGAAGCTATAATGAAGAATAGTAGATCTAAATGGGAGTATGGACGTAAGAACGGAAAACGCCGTACTCCAGAGGAAATGGCTTTACATGATCTAGAAAGAGAGAAAGGTCGTAGACTAACTCCTGAAGAAAAAGGAGAAACTAAAGCTAAGGTTGAAATAAATCAAACAATTGAAAACAGTACTAAAGAAGAAGTTATCAAAAAAGATCGTATAGATAAGATAGCTGCTGAAGCTAAAGCTACAGCTTCTAAAGAATTAGCTGAAGAAGAAATAAAAGAACATGAATTAATGCATAAAAAAGTACAAGAGGCTGAAATACCTAAAACAGAAAAGTTAAATACTGACTCCTTATTCTCATGAAACTAAAATCAATATGGGTTAATGCGCAAAGCTTACTTTTTGCAAGCTTAACAATAGTAGGAGTAGTGGTAGTAATAATAGCCGGTATAGCCCTCCTACCAGTAACTATATTACTAATAGCGATATTTGTTTTATTTGTTATTTATAAGGTAGTTATTTCAGACGATGAACCTATCAATTAAACAGCCCCTGGAACCAGGCAACAACCTCAAAACCAGTTGCATTATTAGCCTCATCAAATAAATCATCAAATTGAAGCATATTAGGAGACATATCTCCAGCTAGCCATGAAGCATTCACATTACCTAATGTAGGTATTCCAGTTGTGTACTGGATACCTGCAGATAGTGCTACTGAAGTAGGACTAGCTTGAACCAACTGTTTAGAAGCTCTCTGATTTCTTAAGAAGTATGAGAGAAACGAGGTGGCACCTACAGCATCAATTGCTTCTAATGCAGGCACTAAGGCTTCATCAAATAATACAAATGCATTAAGAGCTTCATGCATTGCTTCCTTAAAACTCCGCCCCTTCACCTTCGTAGCATGTTCTATCATTACATACCTACCTAAAAAGTCTGTCATTTGAACTAGATGTCTAGACATTTGATACGGCTTACTAGATTTAGTTAAAAATAACCAATTTGCAGCAGTACCTACCTTTTTAGGAATCCTATCTGTATATCCTTTAAATTGAAATGATTCTAGCCTTAGCATACGCCTCATACGATTAAAATACCCATCTGTTTGAGCATCATTAATATCTTCTACAATAAGTGAATTTAATCCTGCTTCACTCATTCTATGTAATTTATTATTCTCTATTTGTGCAGTAAGCCTAGCTATTTGCTGAGCTTCTGGGCTATTATCAGATAATTTTTTACTATTTTTTAATTGCCTTAACCTTCCACGTTCTTCATGAGCTGTACGATATTTTGAATATTCACTTACGCCTTCTACAATTTTATAGAATATGTAAGATAGTGGAATTTTCCTCATAGCTAGTTGGCTAATATTAGAAAATAAATTACTAAATATTACTTGAGGCATACCAATAACAATACGATCTTTTCCGTAACCAACAATTTGTTTAACAAGATAGTGAGCTAGTGCAGCTACGTACTTAGTTCTAGGATGCCCATCTAAACGTTTTAATTGAGATATATCAAATGATTTATAACCAAATACTTTATCAATAATATCTTCTCTAACCATAAATTTACCATCTACTGCGTATGATTGAATTCTATCACGCACTGATTTAGGTAATTTATAATATCGCTCAATATATGCACCTTCAGGATCTAGAATATTTGTGAATTCTTTTGGATGTGATTCGAATAGATCTAGCTGTTCATCAACTAAAATATCAATAGTTTCAAGATTATTTGCAAGACTGGCTTGTTTATCAATCAATGACGAATTCATATGAGCAAATACGTTCTGAATTTCAAGATCTGGTCTTAATAATTCTTTAGTTTTTTGATGATCCATCAGTACTCTATAATCAGTAATTCGACCAGTTTCATCCATTACAGGTCGTAATTTTAAAGAATCATCTTCTTGTAGAAAAGTATCACTACCTGGATCAGATTTTTTATTTTCTGCATCTATAAACGCTTTTACTTTTTGTTTAATTAAAACAAAATCAGGCTTACCATTAACTTCATAAGCAGGATCTCTCATGAATATTTCAGTTAATGTAGTTCCCATATTACGTTGGTTAGTTGTAGATAGAACTCCAGATACATCTGTTACTTCTGGCATATGACGACTAACATACAACGTATCGTATGTTTGATTTGAATCAAATTTAGCTAATGGGTAAGACTCAGTATACCCAGCTCTTTTCATTTTTTCTGCATCAGCAGCTGTACCTACTTTTGTACTAGTTAGATTATCTACTCGTTCAATAATATAACCTTTAACCATTTGAGTTGGGTTATCTTTAAATAGAGCATTTTGCGAATCTTCTTTATATGCTAGATGACTATCTAACATATCAATAAATCCATTTTGAGTTTTATCTGCTATAAATTCATTATCGACTAAGTCTCTAACATTGCTAGATTTTCTAGAATCTATATGTTTTAAAGCTTCAAGTGTTGTATAAGCATCTAATAAACTAATTTGTTCTTGGCTTGGAGTGTTTAAATACTTCGTAGCAATTGTATGTGCATTCATATGCGCAGCACGTAATTTAGTTTTTCCGGTAGCTATATGATAACCAAGCTCTTCAGCATATCTAATAGATGGGCGGAATCCATCACTTTGGAGTTGTTTTAATTTCTTCTTAATTGTTTTTTGTGTAACATTAATAGCATTATTATCATTAATAAAATCCTTAATCTCTGCATGTGTAAACCCTGCAGTAATCAGACTTGATAAATCAGCTTTAAATAACACATCAGTTAGCGCTTCTTTTAATTCTACAGACATAGAATGATTATCTTTTGGATCTACTGATTTCCAAATACTATCTATACCTTCTGCGTTGTCTCCATTAAACCATTGGATAGTAGATCTCTCAGCTTCTTGACGAGCCTTAGATATATTAACTTTAGCGTGGAGTAGTTGCTCAATCATCTCTTCAGATAATGCACCTCCACCAATTTCATTAGCTACACCACGTAAAGTTTTATTAATATTTTGTATAGAATATCTTCGCATTCGTTGAAATGTAGCACTTTCACTTAATGTATAAACAGTTCCTGCAACTAAACCTTGAGCAACTGTACCTATTCTAGTTTTAGCATCAGAATTCATCATTTTTCGTGATTGTACTTCCGCAAACTTACTAATTTTCTTATCAGCTTCATCTAAAAAAGCGTATGTTTTGCTTTGTAATTGCTGAGCTTTACTCTGGTGTTTGCTTTGAATAGCTACCAGGTGTTCAGTTATTGCGAGCATTTGCTCAAAACCATTTTTATCTGCTGAGTTAGAAGCTGCGTTACCAAACACTCGTTTAAATGTATTAACAACCATTTCAACTGCACGGAGAAGTTTGCCAATAAAATCTTTACGTATTGCAGATGGTTGTGTTTTAAGATAATTTATCATCTGCTTATTGGTTACAGCATATGCTAGAAATTCATGAAGTTTATGGGCTTCTTGTTTAGGATTATCAAATACATATTTATATTGTTGTTTAGCTGTAGCAATATCATTTACAGAGGGTTTACCTATTCCTTTAGGTAAGAATACTCTCCACCCTTCACCTTTAAACTCAGGATTAGTTTTTAGATCTGCTTCTACTTGACGGTATAATGCAGCGATATTATCAGCAAGTAGTGGATTATCCTGTATTGCTTGCCAAGTCATAGCATGTACTAATTCATGTGTGTACACTTCTTGAGGAGATTGTCCACCAATAGATAGTGGCATCTGACGAGCAACAGATACTCTTATATGGTTACGTTTAGTTTCATAGGTGCCCTGGGTAATTCCATTAATTTGCTCAAGTGCAAATGAAAGATTAGAAGTTTCTGTAAGACCTCCACCTAATATACCTAATACATCTTCCAAAACAGAAGTGTGGTCATTCATTTCCTGTTTACTATTATAATAATTAACTGAATACTCTTTTACTTTATTAAATAAATCTGTAATTGTATTAAGTGTGAGCCCAGATTCTAATACAGTTCTAGCATCACTTTTAGGTAAATCATCTAATGAATCAAAACTCTCTGAGTCTTTTTCGTCTTTTTTAAGAAATTGCTCATATAGTGCTTCAAAATCTGTATTATCAACATCTGCTTGTTGACCTTCACTAGGTTTTTGTTTTTTCTCAGGGTTAGCTATTTCTTTTTGAACTTTAGTAAATATTTCATTATGATCATCTGGGTTAGTTAAGTATTTATGTCCTTTTAATAATATACGCATATCATCAACATCTAATCCACCAGAGTTTACTCTAAATGCAGGCCAAGCTCCTCCTAGTCCTGAAGGAGCATCACTATAGGTGTAACCATCTAATTGAAATTCTCCAAATTGGTCTCCACCTTTTGAATTTAATTGAGATATCCCTCCTAACTTAGCAATAGCTGTAAGTATCCCGTCTTCGAGAGGATTAATATCATCTCCTGTGTAACGTATTTGTTTTCTTTTATTTTGTTTTTTCTGCAGCCTTGCTTCCCATTCTTCTAAAGTTTCGTTTACTTTCTTTTTTATGCCACCTGTAACAGATTTAACAGTATCCGCTAATTCCTCAGTAGGCATATACATCTGATATGCTGAAATCTTTCCACCATTTTCTTTAATCTTTTTCTCTAATTTATCTCTTTCTTTTTTAACTCTGCCTACTGTTCCTGTAATACTAGTATCTTTTTTCCCTTTTTTTAACTTAGGATCACGAAACATAAGTTGCTTATAGCCCTTTTTTGATTCGGCCTTTTCTATAAATCTATTAGCAAAAGCATTTTCTTTTATATGTTTATCTACTGCATCAAATAACCCAAGGTCTTCAGTTATACCAATAACATGAAGTACCTGTTCATAGGTTTTTTGTATAACGCTGTGTTCTCTACCAAATTTTAAAAAGTCTGCATTGTAATTTTCAGCAGCTTCAACTAGCTGTGCTGGACTTCCCATAAATGCATCATGTAGTGCTAACATTCGAGGGTGTTTACCTAACGTTAACGTTAATAAAACAGAATCCATGTTAATGATTTGTCGGATTAGTGCACTTACTCCTGGAGCTACGAACTCTAATTTACTTGGATTACTAGTAACATCTCCATCTTTAAAATTTGATGCAACTCTTTCAGGAGTGTTCGGTGTTCCACTAGTTTCTCGTTTAGTAAGATCTATGCCGCCCTCCATAATATTATCTTTAAATTGAGATAAAGGTCCTTCATATTGTGGGTAAACTTCCATTAATCGATCAGTATTCGTAATAATAAGCTCATCAATTTCTGTTTTAGTTAATGAATTTCTTTTAGTTTCTTTAAGGGCTTTTTCGTATGCCTTATTAAAATGAGTTATAAATACTGAATGCAATATTTCTCCCATTTGTATAACTGCATTTCTTGCTTCTTTAGTTTCACCTAACATATGATCTAACGCACCATCAAATCTTGGTGCTAGTACTTTAGCAATACCATCTTGTAAAAATAATTCATTTAATTGAAGTTTATATATGTTTGTGTCATTACTTTTAAAAGCTTCAATAAATTTATTATCAATAGCATTCATACCATGTCGCTCAACACTTCCATCTGGATTTACAGTAGTTTCAATATTAAATGCTTTTAAATTATCAAAATAAGGTTCTACAACTTCTTTAAGATAATCTTCTTGTGAACGAGCAACTATGTCTCTAGCTGCTAGATCCTCTTCTAATTGTTTTTTTAGTTCTGGGCTTGGATTATTTAAATCATTATATTCTCGTTGCATGCGGCTTAACTGAGAATTAATTGAAGTAACAATGTCTCCAGCTACATCATTAGAAATACGCTCAATGCCTCCACCGTACATATAGATAAGGAAAGGATATTTAACAAGACTCCGTAGATCACCATTTTTTAGATCTGGGTATAATTGCGTTAATGCTGCATCACGTTTATTGTAAGTAGATACGTATTCCTCCTCCGCTTCTGCAATAGCTTCTTTATCCCATCCTTCTTTTTTTAATCTATTAGATTCATACCCCCATGCCGAGTCAGCTCCCATGAACTCTTTCATAATTTCAACTAATCGTTCATACACATCCTGCTGATCTGTATCATGTTTAGTATTGTCTCCAAAATAAATACCTACCTGACCAAATATCTTTTCTAAATTTGTACCAAACATTGGGAACTGTAGAACATTCATAGCCCAGCCATTAGAAATACCATCTATTTCCATGACTACATCTGATTCAAATGTGCCGTCTTTTTTGTATTTAGATAATCCAGTTAGTGCATTTATAATAGAAGTACCGTGGGCTACTTCATATTTTGCTTTAATTTGAGGAAGAACTTTAGCTAAAGCTGCAGCATGCTTTTGCTGTGTTTTTTCATCCTTAGCATTATCTAAGGCAGTTAATGCAGCTACGGCTTCTAAAATAATAGGATCAGCTGTTATTTTATCAAACTCAAGAGCACTAGTTTTATAGTCTTTTTTATCTATCTTAAACCCTAGGTTCTGAGCAATAGCTAATTTAAACATCCACAAATTCTTTTTATTATATTTTGTGGGTCCCCAGGATTGCAGTAGGAATCTACTGACTTTACTATTTTGTGGATTAATGCGCCCTTGCATTAAAATACGATGCTGATTTTGTAGTTCGTATTTAAAATAAAATTCTTCTAAATCACCATTTTCATACGCTTCTAGTATTTCATCAATAGCAGTTGTTTTATCAGAGTTTTGTGATTCTAAGGATTTTGCTTCTTGTACCATAACTGTATCAGGATCAAAAGCCTGATACCCTGCTAACTCATACAATAGCTGTGTATGTCCATTACTAGCTAATTTACTAAAAATACCCATAGATTCTGCTGCACTCCATGGGGTTTTTTGTAATGATTTAAGTCTAAATATAACTTTTGCAGGAATCTTAGTTAATACATTTTTAATATCCGTAGAAACTTCAGGAATACTTTTTAAAGGTCCCTTATCTGTATCTATATTAGATTTATTTATTTCATTAATACCATCTAGTGCTTCAATCTCTTCAGGCGTAAGACTTGGTGCATTTTCATTAGTAACGATATGTCTATATTTTTCTGGCCCGTTATTAAATCTTCGTCCTTCTACTTTATCTTTACCATCAAATTTCCAAGTATGCTCTTCAATACTAAATATATGTCCTGTACCTGAATTATCTATCTCTGTCTCAGCTATCTGAACAGCTACTATGCCTAGATCTACACCTAAATTTTGATAGTATAAATTAATACCACCATCAGTAATATCTGGATCTTTTTCTCTTAGATCCTTTTTAGTTACTCTTAATATGTTTTGAATTTGTCGTCCTAAACGATTAATTGTTTGTGTGTAGTCTGCTCCAAGATTTTCTAATTGTTCATAATCATTACCTTTTAACTTTCCATGTCCTCCATATAAAAAATCTTCTCTATCATAATTACTTCTAAAACGTATAGTATCACCAGAATTTTGTTTGGACCAAACCATAGTACTTATCATCATTGCAAATAGTACTTGATTTGGTAGTTCTTCTTTACCCGTTCTATCGTTCTTTCGCATTAAAATAGTTAATGGTCTTTTAACAGCAAAAGCTGGCATAGATTTTGAACTAAGTATTTTTTCATAACGTTTTCTAAAATCTATAAAACGTTTAGTAAGAATTTTAGCTCCGTCTTTAGATAGTCCTAATTCTACAAGAGCATCTGTTAATGTAGTTGAACTAGCAAAATTAGCATCAGTAAGAGTATTAATTCCTGGGCTAGATATATCTAGATCAACAAGATCTAAAAACTTCTTCCCAACAATACCTAATATATTTTCTATATTCTTTCCGATATTTTTAATTGCTGGGTCAGCTTTAGTAATTACAGTTTTGTATGTTTCTGCGACTGCAGCAATAAAATTCTGAATTGTGGTAGGAGCTTTTATTGTAGTAGGAGCTTTTTTAGTAGATTTTCTGGCAGCTATTCTTTCTGCTAGTACTTTTGCGTGAGAGATATCAGCTTTTTTAAAATAGAGTAAGTCTCTCGTATCAAATAATGTTCCGTCAATTTGATCAAGAATCCACTGTCTACGTTCAGGCTCTACCTCTGTATCGTTATCATTTAACCAGGCTTCATAGTTATCAACAGCTTCTTGTACACTGTCAGTTTTAAAGTTAAGACCTGTGTACCCTCCAGCTGACCAAGGATTCCCAAAATGGAATTCAGGAGTCACATGCGGAATACTGTCACCATCCTTCTTATTGACTCGCAGTGTGTAAACTGCACTGTCACTATTCTCTATAGCATACTGTTTAGCTTTTTTGGCACCCTCAAAGAATTGAATTATCCCGTCTATTACTGCATAGACTTTCTCTTTAACTGTTTTGCCGAATAGTAAGGGGAGTTGGTATCCCTTCTCACCTGGCTTAAGAGGTTCAACAACCCCTGGAGTAGTTTTAGTAGTTTCATCAGATACTGGAGTCTTTCCTTTAGGGAGTTCTCCTTCTTTAAAAGGGAGTTCCAGTTGTTCCCCTGATTTCTTTTTAGAATCTGCATCTGTTTTCTCTCCCCTTTTTTCAGCAGCGAGAGCCAGAATTTCTTGTTTAGTATCATCCTGTGTAGTTCCTTCCTTTGTATTCTTATAGCGTTCTATTTCATTACCTGCTTGACTGACACTCTTTATTGTACCGTCTGCAAAAACCCTATACTTTATTTTTCTACCTTTTTTATGAGTGTATGTTACTTCTACATAAGCCTTTTCACCAGTTTTGAGAACTACATCGTCTATATCTTTTTTACTAGCTTCTTTTGTAGGAACAGAAAGCTCTGCCTTGATTCTTTCAAGTTCTTCCGTTAATTCTTTATTAGCTAGTCTTTCAGATTTCTGTTGTTCTAATGATGTGTTGTAAGAAGTGTCTTGATATCCTTCAACTATACTTACTGCAGCTTCTCCAAATTTAGCTTCGTTACTTAACGCTCTAATAAGTTTAGAAGAATTTTCGCCAATTCTAAAAAGATATTGTCGTTCGTTAGATTTACGACTTTCAAGACCTTTCTTACGTTCCTTTTGGAATTCTGTGTCTGTAAGAGCTACTTGAGATACTGTGTATTTCATAGTGCGAAGACCAGCATCATTCTCCACTCGCTCACCAATTACAATAATTCCTTTTCCATCTTCTATTTCTTGTGATGTTAATTTTTCGTAAGCAGCTTGAGCAGCTTGAAAGGCAATAAATTTATTATGAAGATTCTCTGCGTGATTACGCATTAAATCTTTAATTTTTGTAATTCTTTGACCAAGTCTTCTTTCATCTCTTGCAGAAGGATCTGGGTTATCTTTTTTAAATTCTGCAATTAATTTTAAAATATCTGTACGATAAGTATCTATACCTTTCCATCTAGCTGATCTACCCTCAAGAATTTCTGTATCAACTTCTTCTAAATCTTTATCAATAGTACTGGTATCTTCTTTTTCTAATCGTATTTTTAATGCTTTAAGGTCTCTAATTTTCTGAATAGCAGCTTTATCTTCTGGTGTTTTAGCTTTATCTTGTTCTGCTTTTAATTGTTCATCCGTAAAATTATCAGGATCAAGAGAGCCTTCTAAAAAATTACTACCAAAAATACTAAATACACTTTCACCAGTATCTAGTGCTTTCTTTAATGACTTGTTTAAAATCTTACCAATCTTAGTTTTTTGCTCAGGAGTTAGGCCTCTTTTAACTACTCTACTTAATTTTTGTAGAGTTGAAGCTTTTGGAGTAACGCCCATCTCATCTAATATATTATTTAATTCAGAGTCCTCAATAGGTTTACCTACATCTGGGTCAATTTCACCTTTATCTATAGATATAAACTCAGCGTATTTCTTTTCTAAATGTCTAAAGGAAAATTTTCCTTCTTTAAGAAGATCTTTATTTCTACCAAGAGCTTTCTCTAAACTCTTTCTGTACGCTGTTCGTATTTTTGTTTCGACTTCAATACTTACCGGAGTAAGTAGTTGTGCATACAATACTTGTTCTTGTCGTCTTAAAGTAGCTAGTTGTTTTTTGGCAGTTTCAGAGAGAGCTGTTTCTGTATCTTCAAAACCTAATTCAAATTGTTCACCAGAAACTTTACCAGTTTCTTCAATCTCTGCTATTTTAGCTTTAGTCTCTTCCCACTCTTTTTTAAGTTCAGCAGCTTTAGGATCAAACCCAAGTTTCTCAGAATCAGCTAGATCCCCAAATAAAATAACACCTCCTAAAGCATCTTTCTCTTTTTCAGCTGCTGCAGATAGTGGTCCTTGTTCTTCAATAGTTTTGTTAATATTTTCAAGTTTAGTAATTTTAGCTAATTCTGATTCTATCCTCGCTAATCCTCTTTGAAGCTTAGCTTTATTTTCAGCTTTATCTATTCCAAATATTTTTCTAGTAACTCCTTTACCCGCTCCATAAGCTCCACTAGTAACAATCATACCGCCAGCAGCTCCAGGAGTAGCTACAGCTTCGTAATAAGCAGCCATTCCAATTTTATCTATATCAGCTGTACCAGTTTGAGCATACTGTTCAAAAAAAGAAGTAGCAGCTCCTTGTTGAGCTTCTCCAGCAAGTCCACCAATAGGAGCAAGTACACCTCTGTAAAGTAAACCGTCTTTAAAAGTTTTATTTTGTGTATCTACAGCTGCTTTCATTTTCTTGGTCCAAGCAAGCTGTCCACCTATTCCAGGGAATTTACCAATAACTTTTACAAGAACTCCGGCACTTACTTTTTCAGCTACCAGTCCTGCAGCAGATGACCAATTAATACGTGAACGTTCTTCTGTAGTAGGTTCTTTACCTGTTCTAGTAACAAATTCTTCGATAGCTTGATTGGCTCTACCTTTAGCTAACATAGTAAGCATAGCTAATTGCATAGGAGGTCCGCCAGCTGTAAGAGCTACCATAAATCCAATACTAGCAATACCCTGTTCCATCATGGTACCAAGGTCATTAGATACTGAATGCCATATAGCAGCACCAGTACCTTTGTATTTTTGAATAACTTCAGCAGCTGCTACAGCACCTTGGTAATCTGCATCATTTACTGGGAAGGCATCTCTATACTTTTGAGCTTCTTCATGAATTGATTGTAATTGTTTTCTATTTACTTGAGCTTGATTATGTAATTGAGTGAGGGCTTGAAAGTTAGGATGTTCTTCTGATAATGTACCAGCTTTATATTGAGCAACCTCTTCAGGAGTAATAGCTGTTGTATCCCCAGATCTATCTCTGAAAGTATTATAATCATCTACTTGTTGGGTTAGAGTAGTTGCTCCAGTAAAAGCAGAGAACCCCATTTCAGCTGGAATTGCCCAACTCTGCATAAACATATTAAAGTAGTTACCTAGTGTACTAGTTGGAGCTCCTAAGTCCCTAGCTCTTACATCTGCAGCTTGATAAGCTGAAAATGATTTAGCAGTAACTTCATCAAGACCCGGTAAAACACTCCCATCTGCTACTCGTACTGACCATGTACCGTCTGCATGTGCAGATACACGACCATCTGTTTGTATAGCAGGAGACGTTGATTCCATATAATTAGGTGCCGATAATCCTCTTAGTCCTGGAGCTGTTATATCAACCGCACTAAGTGCATCACTTAATTCTCTTAGATAATCTGGTGAATAAGGAGTACCTAAATCAGGCATCAGATTTACTGGAATATTCGGATTTCCATATACAGCTGGATCAGTTTTAAGGATTTCTAATGTTGGGTCTTCCTTAATTTTTTCTTCAACTTTTTTAGGTATTTTAGCTTCAGTTTTTATAGCTAAGTTACGTTGTTCTTGTTCACTAAGACTGGTATCTTCTATACTCTGTATTTTAAGTTCTTCGTCTATTTTTTTAAATTCTGCTATTTCTCTTTGTCTTGCTTCTGCACGTTCTCTGTCTTTACCAGGATCTCTTCTGTCTATATCTACTTCAGGTTTAAAATCTTCATCAGGTTTAGATGGGACAGTCGTAGGTTCACGTCCCATTGTGGTAAGTTCATCGTGTAACTGGCCTTGAAATCCGTAAGCTAGAGTTGCTTCAGATACTTCAGTTTTCTTAATTTCTGCTTCAATAGGAGATGCTTTTTGAATAGCTATCTTTTTTTGATTGCTATCAACTAATTTAGCTGCAGCACCTCCTGGAACAGCTAGATCTGAAGGTTCTATAGGAGCAACATCTGGACTTTCAGGTACCTGAAAAGTTTTAATTATCTCTGTAGGTGTGCTAGGTTTTACTGCTTTTGGAGTTTCTAATTGAGGACGGGTATCTTGTTGCCCTATAAAATCTTCAGAAAAAGTTTCTAAAGGTGGAATATCAGGTTTGATTTCTTCTGCAGGTTTACCTTTTTCTAACTGCAATTGCTGTACTTGCTCTAAATCTTCTAGAATCTTTTTATATGCTGGTTCTCTTGGAGGTTGTTCCGGTATTGTTGGGTCTGCTTCAACAACAGGTTGAGGCTGTAATCCACGTCTAGTATCTTGTTGTCCTAGGAAATCTTCGGAAATGTCTGTTGGGGCAGTAGCAGGAGCAATACCACTAGTATCTGGTGCGCTAACTGGATCAGGACCAATTGTAGTAAATTCTGTTTGAGGAGTAACACCTACAAGACCTGATAATCGATTTACCAATTCTTGTGTAGTAGGGTCACCCTCAAACCAAGTTGGATTCTGTTCTACTACTTTAGTAGATAAAAGCTCTCTAGCTGGTCTATCGTCCCCATTTATAGCAGCTCGCAGTATTTTAGATCCATCACCCGCTCCAAGAGTATGCATTACATGCATACTGCCATCCGTTACAGGAATGTTTTTACTTTCTAGATTGGCCTTATTTTCATCCATTAAAAGACCCATAGCAATTTCTTGCTGAGCTGGATCTCTACGTCCATCTGTGGTTAGACCCTTATCAGGATATTTCTCCATTAAGCCATTCCACGTACGTGGCATAAATTGGTACAGTCCTGTAGCTCCTGATAATGGATTTACTGCATTGGGATTCTTATTAGATTCTGCTATTTTAGCTTTTTCTTTATACTTTTCAGAATTGAATGTACTGGTATCAGCTGCTTGGCTTTGATCTGCCATTGCAGCACCAGGAGGTAAGCTTTCAGAACCTGGAGGAGGGTAATTATGTGGTTCAGTGAGCTCTGTTTTCTTTTGGAACTTCTCTTTAGCTAAAGCAATAGAAGCTTCTTTTTTTCTACCTTGAACTTCTGATTGAGCTTGTTGTAACTTTTGAACAAAATTAGTAGGACCTGGCTGTTCTTCTAATACAGTAGTATCACCATTTAATGCTCGTTTAATACCATCAAATTGTCCCATAGTTTTGTATTAATCAAGGTGAGGAAAGGTTAGTCAGTCAAACCTTTGGGTGTAAGACGCATGTACATATCTCCTAATGTATTAAATACTTTATCTGCATCCGATCCGCTTTTCCACTTCCCCTTCTCATCATACTTTAATACACTCGCATCTAATTGGGGTAAGTCATCTGTAGATATTTTTTTAGATGCATCTGTTACACTAGCATTATGTGTTTCTGCTTCTTTAGTAGTAGAGTTTACTATTTGTCCTTGTAAATCTGCAATTATTTGCATATTACTACGACCACCTGATGTCTTATCTGCACTACCACCATAAGGGTTAATATGCCCTAATATTGCTGTTAATGCTGCATTTTTCTTAATGCCTGTCATGTCCCCTGTTTTACTTCCAATACCAGCAAGAGGAAAATCATTTGGGTCCATCCATAAAAAGTTAGAATCCTTATCCATATTAGCACCGCTAAGAATTTCAGCTATTGCTATGCTATAGGTCTTTTGAGTATCCTCATGTAATTTATCCCAATTTCCAATAAACCCTTTCCATTTAACAACAGTTTTTGATAACTGGTCTTTTAATTTAATTATATCTTTTTGTTTAAGCTCAACTCCTTCTTTTTTAAACTTACTAAATAAGGTGTCATAAACATACCCCTTTATTTTACCAGGATTATTAGTTATACCTTGTAAAATAGTTGAACGCCTTTCAACTCTAGCTTTTTCATCATCAAATCTATGCTGTTCAGCAAGAGCTTTTAATTTTGCAGGTAAAGCTCCAGATGCAAATTTAACAGCTAAACCACTCTTTTGAATTTTAGTCCCAACCTGTTTAATTATTTCCCCTCGATCTGCAAAAGGAAGTTCATCAGTTAAAGTTTGTATTTGTGCATCTACGAAGTCTCTTACGTTAGTTGGTGAATAGTCATCTAAACCAAGAGGTTTAATTTGTACGCTTTTCTTTTTTGTAATTGGGTCTATAACTACTTGTGTTCCTCCACCAAATTGCTTAAGAAAAGCTTCTTCTGGATCAAAACTATTTTGTGTGTAATCTGTTATTGCTCTCTGAGTCCATGTTGTTAATCTTGCTTTTGCCGAAGGTCCTAAAGAATCAGGATTTTCTTCCATTTGTCGATTTAATTCTCTTAAATCGCTTCTGAACTGCTCACTATTTTCAGGAGTATGTTTCTTTTTTAAAGCTTCAAATGACTTAGTTAGAGCTTTACTACTCTCTCTCCATGTTTTTACAACAGATTGTTTTCTAACACTTTCGTCTCTTACATCTTTTTTATCAGGAGTTAGTTTTTCATACCAATCCTGTGCTTCAAATAGAGTACCTGCTTCAGTTCTAGTAATAGCTGCTTTAGCTTGTTGTCTTAAAACTGATTCATCTGCATAAGGATGAAGTTTTTTTAATCTACTATAAGTGTCATTAATTAAAGTATTATAAGATGCTCTAGTGTATGATTCGTTATTTTCTGGATCTACATACTTTGTTATAAAAGCATCATCAATTCCTGTATCTGTATTACGAGCGAGTTCATTAGCTTTTGCTTTGAGAAGACCTTTATGGTCTGAAAGTTGATCCTCAGGAAGCTGTGCCATTGCCTTATTAAGATTTTCTAAGGTTATATTAGGATCTGCTAATATCTCATTAGTTCTTATTCTGGATTTGTCCGCTCTTACCTTTTCATCTACATTTAAATCCCCAAGTATTTGCTGTCTAGCACTTTCAGCTGTAGTGTAATCTTCTGCTTGTAAATCAGTCGTAGCTTTATTAATTCTATCTAAATTCATCCATCCTGTCTCAGCTTGCTTTAAAGCATCTTGACGTGCTGCATCATCTGGAAGAGCACCTAATTCAGCTATGAATTCATCTGTTTCTCTTTTCTGTTTATCATCTGCATATTGATCAACGTTAGTACCCAGTCCTTCAATAGCAGCACCTAAGGCATCGCCAGATCTAGTTAACAAAGCATTTGCAGAAGCATTACTAGGCCCAGTAACGTTCTTCCAAGTAATAGGGATATAGTCTCCAGACTTAGCCATAAAAATCTCCTAAATTAAACTATCTAATTAACCAACAGGTATAAGGTCTCTCATGTCAGTACGACCTTGAGCAGCCTTCCACGCATTTACTTCTCTAGTACGATTATTGCTTTTACCTATATCAATATTCATTGCTTTTTGTTGCATACCGAAGTTCTGATTATACTGCCGCTTATTTTCTTCTAATTGATCTTCTGCTATACCCAAACCTTTAATAGCAGCCCAACCTCTAGCTAAATTACCAATACCACCTAAGCCTGCACTTATCATGTTTGCAGTGCCTTTATTCCATCCAAATCCTTCATCTACTTTAGGTGTACTACCGCCTGGATTACGACTAGGAAGTTGTATTGTACCGTCTGCACCTATATACAACCCGCTCATTTGTTGTCCAAATGAAGTAGTACTTGCAGCGCCCCAATCATCTGGATCTTCAGAACCCTGACCTGGGATTCTGTAGTTTGTATTCCTGTCGTCAGTACCTGCTACATTACCGTATCTATACTTTTGCTGCGTGCTTGGTGCGAAATAACTTCCCATAATTTATCTCCTTATATACTACTAATATAATATGTAATATTACCTGTATTTCTTATAATTGTCTATTGCTATATACCAACCTGACCTTCTACTGTACACTTTTGATCGTAGAAGGCACTGTAAGAATAATTTAATCTACCGGTAGCAAGAGGAATATACGCATCATGCATCTGCAAATACGCTTCTGCACTACAGGTACCACGAGAAAAAACATCACTAAAGCGTAATTCTGACATAACATGTTGATCTTCCAGATCTAGTTGTCTCTGTTTTTCTACTAATTCTGCGGATGTTCTAGCTTTAAATTTATCAAGTTCTGCATAATCTTTAGCTAACTCTTTTGCTACGCTGTCAGAGTGCAATAGCATAGCTTTACCTGAGGTATCCAGTGCGGCTATAGCAAATTTTGCAATATCCCATGCATTTAGATCACTAAAATTAGGGGTATTAAAACTCATTCCAGTATAAGAAAGACCGGTGGGAGCACTTGTAAATTCTATACTAGTTCCTATATCTGCACCGCCTGAAATATCACTATAAGATCCTGGTTGTAATTCACCTAATCCTACGCCTGATCCAACTGTAACACCCGGGTCCCACATACCGATAGCTACTGAACTAAGCATTGTTAATATCATAGCTAATTCTGAATCTTCCCCAACCAGTTCTATAATAATCAGTTTAACTACATACTGAACAATCATTTTTATAGCCATAGTGACTAATTTAGTCAGCAATACATTGATAGCTGCATTGATAGCAACAGTAGTAGCAGTAGTTGAAAGTAGAGTCATTAAAGCTTTAGTTGTGGTTCCTCCATCAGCACCCCATGTTAAAACAGCTACAACTACAATGATAATAATCAGTACGAGAGCTGTAAGCCAATCCATACCTTCTTGCACAATTTTTTCATAATGAGCTATGTATATAGATGCGTGGGCTCCAGCTAAAAATAATCGAGCAACTTTATCATGAGATAAGTCTTTGATAAAAGTATGAATAAATGGAAGTAATAGATCAGCTTTATTTCCAAGATTAAATTTAACTACTCTAAAATGCCCACTAGAGCCATCAACAACTCTACAAGAAGCGATTGGGGCAACTACTGTATAAGCATCTAATCCTGAAGGTTTGCAGCAATAATAAGTTATTGATTGTCCTACAGTTGTAGCATCTGAGGCTTGTTGAACTAACCGTAATACGCCTGAACCATTGTTTTCATAAACTAAGTCAGGAGTTAAATATTTTAAAGTAGAAGCAGAATTATCTGATTCTAATAAATTAGGGGTGGGATTGTTATAACTTAATCTTTCAGTTACTTGTAACCAGTTAGTAGCTTCTCCACTAGTAGTACCTGGATTTGTTACACCATTACCGTCTAGGAAGTCCTGTACTTCATCCAGATCATCTGCTTTATAACCTACGTTATACGTCCCTTTTCCGGAAGAAACATAATAGGGATAGACTAAACTACCAGAAGCATCAAAATTAGACATATCTGAATAATATATGCCATTTTCAGCACTTCCACTATTTGCATTAATATCAGTTAAACTAGTGTGTTCGTATGTAATATACGACCATTGAAATGCTAACTTATTATCATCTGTTGTAATAAGAATATTATTTTGAGGTTTATCATCTCCTGCTGGAGAATTATTATAAGTACCTTGTGTAACGCCTTGTGAAGGATATAAATTCTCAAACATTTTAAATAAATACGACATACCTGCCTGAGAGGTATCCCACATACGTACACCAAAGTTCACATAAATATGATCTAAGTCTCCTGGATCTGTTGCTGATTTAGTTAAAATTGTGTCAAGAATATCTTCAGCACTTAAATGAATTATAGATAATATATCCTCAATTTGTTGTGCTTTAGTTGTACCAAAAGTAGTGTAATTAGAATTACTTAATCTTAACGGAATAGCGGGGAATGCTTGAATAGCAGCACCATCCTGGTCAATAGGATTTTCTACTTCATCTAAATCTGTGTATACTCCTGTACCCACTTTATAAATAAATAAATATTTTCTAGCAGGGGCACTATCTCTGTAGTAAGTAGAAACATAGTGTAATTGAGTTGGTTTGGTAGGTGCTGTATACGGAAGAGTTCTGGTTACAGCTCCAACATTTGCTACATTATATACTTTAATAGTATAGGTATCTGGAGTTGAGTTATACACAATATCAGTAAGATCAACTTGCCATCGTTCATCCGCAAATACTTCATCTGAAGTAGTCATTTCACTAGTTATATCAATATCAAAATGATTAGTAGATGCAGTTACTTGAACGGTATCTGAAGTAGGAGTGGCAGCACTAGTACTAGTTGTAGAATAATCTACCCCCATTGTATTAGTTCCTACGTTGTATTCTTTATTTTCCTGAAGCCAATACTGAACCCAATCTTTCTTAGATAATGCTCTTAAATAAGATCCTTCAGGAGTACATGGAACGCCATTGAGAGTATTTAATGCAGCTGTTAATTCAGTGTAATCTATAGTTAGAATATAAGATTCTACAGTAGGGAAATTTTCAAAATAATTCCCATCTTCAATAAACTTCATAAACTCTTTAACATTTACTTTCAGACTACGAAATGCAAGATTGTATATGAGATTACCGGCAATATCTTCATTGCTGAGAATACTTTGTAAAATTGAATTTAATAGGGGATTATCTTTATCTGGATCGTCAAACAGGGGAACGTTATGAACTTCGTAGTACTCAATAATTTGAGTACTACCGGTATCCCAACCAAGAAGTACCATGATCAGTTGTACAACCATTTCAACCATTTGTACAACTGCTTCAACTATAAATACAATAACATCTATTATTGCTTCAAAAACAGAGGCTATAAAACTCATAACGCCTCCTATCCAGTAGGCTCGGCATTAGAAATCTGAGTATTAATATTGCCTGTGCCAGTTGCGTTAATAGCTGTTACTTGTGTAGCTGCTACACCTGCTGTCGAAATATTAACACTCCAGGCATCTAAAAGAGTTTTAAGATATTTTTGATCAGCATTCCATTTAAAACCTTTAGCTTGTTCAGCTGCTAAGGCAGCTTGTCTACCCGCAATACTAGTAGTGCTAGGAGCTGCTTTAGTTGATTTATCTGTTTGTGCAAATTCAGTAATTTCTTTCTGAAATAATAAAGACTCTTCAGCATTACCTTTTTGCATACCTATTGTGTAAGCTACAGCTTGTTGTACAGTAGCTTGTATTGCTGTTAAATACACTGTTGCATAATCACTGCCAGTAATTCGACCTAGATTAAACTGGGCAGCCATATGTGCATTAACAGTTTCCATCATATCGTCAAATACGCCGGTACCTGTTACTACGTTACTAGCATCTGTAGCAACATTGGCAGTTAGATTAGCAATAGTAATAGCCATTAGTTTACTCCTACATTAAATCCTGCTGCAGCTTGTTGATCAGCAAGTCTTTTTATTTCTGTATTAGTAAGATCTGGTAAAATTTGTACATTAAATTTCTTAGTTAAATATGGTTCTAAAACTTTATCTCCATTAGGACGGGTAACAGTTTTAAATTTTTGCATTTCAGCACTCTCAACTTGGCGAAGAATAATAGTTGGAATATGCCAACCATCTTCATTACTGAATGGAACAAACTTTTTGATCATTCGTCCATTATTAATTCCTGACATACCTACAGTAAAAATAAGGCCTGGGTAATTAACCATAAGAGGATCATTAGGGGTAACTACTACACGAACAAGCTTCATAGCTGCTTTTTCTGCAGTCATTGTATTTATATTCGCTATATGTTTTTCTTTTGCGGCTCTAGATTCTGGAGTTGAACCAGGAAGAGAACGATGTTTTACATTACCGGTAACCTGAAGCTCACTGTCTTTAGGGTCTTCTTTATATTCTTTAGTCCTAACGTCAGCTAGAGTAGAAGCAAGCTTCTTTGTTCCTGTTTTATGATGTAATGTAACTCCGTTCTCTGCTAACTCTTGTCGAATTTCATCATCTGTCATTGAGTTAATAGGAACTGCTGATGTAATGTCTTCCATGCTTCCTCCAAATTATAATTTAAAAAATGTCCCCCGAGCCCTAAAGGGCTCGGAGGGACAGTTAAACAATATTATTATACTGCTGCTAGAGCAGTCCAAATAATACCTAAACGTTCTGGGCGAAGTGCCATAAACCCGTAATACCATTTGATGGAGTAGAAC